GACATCGGCACACCGCCGCATCTTGAGGAAGACCCCAACTTTGATTCCCTTTGGGACAAAGTTTCTGAACCATCACCTTTTGATTACACATGAGCACAATCGCAAACGAAACAGTCCTTGAAGATCTCGCCGAAACAATTTACGAAGAGATCGTCAAAGCAAATTTCAAAGACCTTGACCAATCCGAAGAATTGCTAGTCTACGAAATTGCATGTGACCGAGCACTAGCACAATTTCCATAAGGGGATTCTATCCCCTTTTTTTCTTGCCACGGCGGCTGACCTGTCCACTTTCCAAACTGTCCCAACCTATGTTGATCTTGCTTGCCCTCGTGGTATTATTAATTTGTACACACATTTTTTCTATGATCCGTCTAGAACTCACAATGGGTCGTGACATTCCCGACTCTGGCACAGTAACTGATTTCATGATGGATGATTTTATTCGCCGCGAGATCATGCCACATTTTGAGTATGGCACATTCATTGACGGCGAAGGACTGTGGAAAGGTGTACGCGAGGCAACCAAGATTTTTTATCTTGAGGTCCCTGACTCTGAGGTTGAGCAACACATGCTCAATTTGAATTGCATCGCCGCCGCGTACAAAAAACAATTCAGGCAAGATTCTGTTTTGATCTCACAGGTCCAGACCAATGCCATTTTTAATTAAATGGCATCTGGCAATTTTCCACACTTTCCACGGTATCGATACGAGAGTGTGCCAATACACAAACTGGCACTCGTTTTGTTGAAATGGTCTGTGGATCGTGTATTATTAAGACATGAACGAAATCTTCCTCACAAACGAAACTGCTCGCCGTGATCCAGCGGTGCAAGCAGCAATGAAATCCATCCTTGCCCAGATGACTCGTGAAAACGAAATGCACTCGGCAGGAATTCTACCTCACACCCGTGAGGTTTCACCCGTGAACTTTTTGCAAGATGTTCTGAACGATTTGGGAGATCCACGCTTTTGAGATTCGCCCTCGCTTCCATCGTCATTTTAGCAGGTGTCCTTATTGGACACTCTGCTATTCAGACAGTTTCTGAGATGACCGAATCACGCCAGCAGCGGATTTGCCAAATCGACCCAACCCTTTGCAATTCAAAATGATTTCACATTCACCCGACCTTTACCAAGAAATTCTCAAATGCCAAGATCTTCAACCCATGTCCGCTACTGGACAGAATCTCAGGGTCAACCCCGAAAGATTTACATTCAGTCGTACTCTCAGGCGTTGGACTTCGTTTCTTTTTGGAACAGCATGGGATTCAGAGCAGAGGTCTGCCCACCTGGTCTAATCTGACCAGATCCCACAATTTGCAGCAAAGGGGCAGTGATTTTGCCCCTTTTTTATTGGTAAGGGGTCGCCAAGCGGTTTCAAAAAACGAAGACTCCCCTAACCTACAAAAGTATCCAGACGAGCGATAAATATAAATTGAAAATGGTTTTTTGAAAACCTCAAACTGAAAAAAATTTTCCTGGTAAAAAATGCCCGAAAAACCCGAATACGACTACCAACACATATTAGACAACTTTGAACAATTTTGCGATGGATTTGAATCAGCAGCCGCAGAGGGATATCTCAGAGGAAACGAAAGATCCCCTATCCTCTCCCAATACACAACTAGACACAGAACAGATACTCCTCGTGTTGTGTCAGAGATTAGTGAATATAGAGGAGAGGGTCTCGAAACTCGAAAACCCTCAATTGATGTACAAGCGACCAACATCGAGTGATCGAGAAAGGTTAGCAGACACTTTGGATTATTTGCATAACAATGTAGAAGGTATCAAAGAAGACTTAGTAAAATTCGCCCAACGCATCAGATAAATGCCATTCATTGCAGGACCACTAACAAATGATTTTGATACAGAACTAGGATCGTGTACATATCCTCGGTTTCCCCTTGGTACTGGTTTCTACACTTCTCCTAATGTATTCATCAATGGTGCTCCTGCTACCATCTATGTTGCTGCTAGTATACCTGCACCTGTTACTGGTGTATGGAAACCAGTTTGTCTACCTGGTGGAGGAGCACGAACAATGCAACTTTCAAAGAATACGAATGTTAAGATTAATGGTCAACTGTTTGCTATAGGAGAACCTGCTGGAACACTGGCAAATAGTGATGCAACAGTTATAGCAGCAGGTGGTGTGAGACCATTAACAGGACCATACCTTGCAGAGCAACCACCTAATAAGCAAGTTAATGTTAATCCACCAATAGGTAATCCTGCCCCATAAGTTGCAGGTTTGATTATCTTATGATATAATCCTATCAGTCTTTCAAATATACATGGCAAAGAAATCATCGGGTACTTGGGGCAATACTGATTATGTCGAATCACAACCCAAGAAAACTCGCCAAGGGCGTGGGAAGCATACGAAGCTTTCAGCAAGTTCCCGAAACAGTGCAAGAAAGCGTTACAGAGGTCAAGGCTCATAACGCCGACCTCGCCGACCCAATTCTAAATAACCTTAACTCCGAGCGACAACTAATGAGTGAATCTAATGAAACAATAGGTCTAGGTATAGATGTATCTGACCAAGGACCAGGATTAGTACCTGAAAAGATTGAAAGTAATAAAATAACACCTCAAGAGAGTGATGAGTATGATCCTATAACTAATGTGGCTGCCGTAAGTGGAACCGATGGATATATTTCTCCTCCTTACGATAATTCCACAACAATTCCTGATTTAACACAAGTACCACTAGGTGCAACATGGTCTGCTGATGGCACACCTGCTGTAACATACCCTGTAGGTGCTCCATACGACCCCGATGGCAATATTACACTAGATACTGCTGGAATTACTTCTAGCACTGTTACTGCCCCTTTTGAAGGCGAATCAGGATGTTGCCAAGATGATGATCATGGAAAGATGATTGGATTATTGGAAGAGATACTTGCTGAGTTAAAAACTTTAAATGGAAAAGCCTGAATTATTGATCGAAACTGATCAAGACGATTGGTACAGATCTAGAGACAAAAAGAAGAGGGAAGAGGAAAACTCTGACCTAATTGAAATCATAGATGGAGATGGCGATACTAAATAAAATTAGTATAATTCCATCTCGATGCCTAAGTTTCAGACGTTTAAGGATATAAGCGTCACATTTAAGAAACATCCAGTAACTGACGACATGATTGTCGTGAAGGATAAGGCTGCTATTGTGCAGTCTGTTCGTAATCTGTTACTAACACAAAAAGGTGAGAGACCATTTCAACCTGAATTGGGTTCAGACATATATCGACTGTTGTTTGAACCTATGGATTATGGTACTGCTGCCCTCATACAAAAAGCGATATTCGAGGTCATAGGTAACTATGAGCCTCGAATTTCTGTTGATACCGTTATAGTATCACCTTCAAGGGATGATAATGGTTTCAATGTAGAGCTATCTTATTCGGTTCTTGGAAGGGATGATACTCCAGTTAATGTCGAATTCTTCTTAGAGAGCTCAAGGTAATGCCATATACACAGGTAGCAAATTTAGATTTCGATCAGATTAAGACTTCTCTAAAAGATTATCTGAGATCTAATTCTGATTTTACTGATTATGATTTTGAGGGTTCCGCCCTTGCAAACATGATCGATGTATTAGCGTACAATACTTACTATAGTGCGTTTAATGCAAACATGGTAGTCAATGAAATGTTCATTGATTCCGCATCACTCCGCGACAATGTGGTATCCCTTGCGAAACAATTAGGGTATAGGCCAAAGTCAAAGACGGCATCTACCGCATATCTTTCATTTTCCGTAACCTATGCGAATGCCACTAACGATACTGAACTCTCTTTACTCGCAGGAAGCGGATTCTTGAGTTCATGGGATAATATACTATACCAGTTCGTTACTCCTAGAGATACAAAGGCACAAGTAGTTAATGGTGTTGCGACCTTTACTAACATCCCTATTAAAGAGGGTAGTCTAATAACCAATACTTACACCTATAACTCTGCTCTTAAGAGTCAGAGGTTTATCATTGATAACCCTGGTGTAGATACTAGTACTTTAGTTGTTAAGGTATATCCTTCCGCTTCTGCTACTATATTCAAGGAGTATACTCTTGCGGATAATATACTAGAAGCGAAACCCACCTCAGAAGTGTATTTCCTAGATGAAGTTGCGGAGCAGAGATACGAACTCATCTTTGGTGACGGAGTAATGGGTAAGCAAATTGCAGATAGTTCTAAGATAGAAGTATCTTATTTGGTAACTGCTGGAGCAGACGCAAATGGAGCAAAGTCATTTACCTTCTCTGGAAACCTCTTAAATCAGAACCAGGTCGTTCCTAGCAACTTTTCCACTGCAATAGATACAAGTTCCATTGTGGTCGCCTCAGGCGGTGCTGAGATAGAATCCGTAGACAAGATCAAGTTCCAAGCACCTAAGATGTTTGCTGCTCAAGATCGTGCGGTAACTGCTGATGACTATGGAACGATTGTACGCAATCTATATCCAGCAGTGAGTGACATCATTGTATTTGGTGGAGAGGAGAATGATCCACCTGAGTACGGTAAAGTATTCATTGCTATTAAACCAACTGATGCCGCTGCGTTAACTTCGATAACAAAAGAAGAAATACGCAAGAAGTTATCAGATTATAGAGTAGCATCTATTACACCACAACTTATTGATCCGTCCATACTCTATGTTGAGGTGGATAGTAAGATCTATTACGACAGTACTAAGACAGAACTATCTCAGACTGCAATTAGAGACTTAGCAATCAGTGAGTTTACAAAATATATCAATACTTCAAAAACTGAGAAGTTTAAAGGTAAGTTTAGACATAGTAAAGCAGTTGCGGTTATTGACAATGCTGAAAGAGCAATTAACTCTAACTTGACAGCAGTAACGATGAGGAAGGATTTCCCTGCTCAAATCAATACTACTTCATTCTATGAAATTTGTTATCAAAATGCATTCCTAGATGATGACGATCCTGTAGTATCTTCTACTGGTTTTGTTGTAACTGAATATCCCAATTATACCGTCTATCTTGAGGACAGAAAAGGCAAAATCGTCCTATATAGACTAGACTCTCTTACTGGTGAAAAAGTCCTTTTGGATGATAACATCGGTACAGCAGATTATACCAAAGGTGAAATTAAATTATATGATGTAACTATTATCAAAGGAACTTTCTCTGATAATCGTATTGAATTAAGAGTTAAACCATTAGTAAATGATGTTACTGCACTCCGTGAGGTTTATCTCGATGTAGATGTTGCCAAAAGCAGTTTCGTAGCATATCCAGAGTAATATAGATGGCAATTACAAAGAAGGCAATTTCGACTCTGATTGAAGCACAACTTCCAGAGTTCATATATTCTGAGTATGAGCTTTTTGGGAAGTTCGTAACGAAGTACTACGAACACCTTGAGAATCAAGGTGGAACCTTGGATGTTCTATCTAACATAGACATCTATGGTGATATAAACTATTACGAGAAAAAACTTCTTAAGCAATCTACTACATTATCTGGTAATATATCTGATTCTGTAACAACCATTACAGTTGATGATGCTACTTCCTTTCCAGAAGAGAATGGTTACATAAAAATTGATGATGAGATCCTTTTCTATAAGTCAAGGACAGATACAGAGTTTAAACAGTTATCAAGAGGAGTTAGTGGTAATACAACTCTAGGAGATCTTTACAGTCCTACTACATTTGCTACTACAGCAGCAGCATCACATTCTGGTGGTTCTACTGTACAAAACATTAGTAACCTGTTTCTCTATGCTCTAGTAAAGAGTTTTGAGTCACAGTATCTTGGTTCTTTCCCTGAGAAGTATCTTAAGGGTGAAATTGATAAGAGAACCCTTATTAAGAATATTCGTAAGTTCTATCAGGCAAAGGGAACTGAATCATCTGTTAGATTCATATTCAATACTCTAGTTGCTGGTGGTGAAGAGAATGCACCAACTGTGTATGCTCCAAAAGATCGTACATATAAATCTTCAGAGTCTGATTGGGTTAAAGGGTTTGCATTAAAGGCAAAAGTAACAAGTGGTAATGTTAATGATCTAGTTGGAAAGGTTCTTACCCAAACTAGAACAGAACTAGTACCATATGCTTCTGCTACCGTTGACAATGTACGGTATGACAGCACTGTTGATGGAGAAGATATTTACAACATATATCTTGCACCAGAAACTATCAATGGTGAATTTAAGATTACATCAAAAACAGAATTAATAAAAGAGATTACTACTACTGCTGGTAAAGGAGATCCTATTAGTGTATTCTCTACTTTAGGTTGGGGTAAGACTGGAACATTATTGATAGGTAATGAAACATTTACATTTGATAGTAAGAATGCTATTCAATTTAATATTTTAACTAGACAGAGTGCTACTAACCATCAAATTGGAACAGATGTATATGAACCTGTTGAGTTAACTGGTAATGGTGTTAATCTATTATCTTTTGGTTTAATCTATAATTTAGATGTAGTTGATGGTCAACCATATGCATCTACTGGAGATAAGGTAGAAGTTGGATCTCCTGGGTTTTCCACAGCTGATGTAAAGATTACTGATATTACTAGTAATAATACAAGGTGGAGATTTAGAGATGTTAATGATAATGTAAATTCACCTGGACATCCCACTATACAAAATAAACTTATCAATGTATTAACAGAGATAAGTGCTATATTTGAAGATGATCAATACTATTACATTGCATCTTCAGGATATCCAAAACATGCAATTTTAGATGGTGCTACTGGTGTATCTACTGATGTTAAAGATCAGAAGTTATTAAAGTTAATCAGAAAGTATGCTACTAGAACTACTGAGATATATGAGACATCAAATCTAGATGTTGGTATCTTTTTAAATGGTAGTAGAGCATATGGATATAAGGATACTGAGTATCTTGATTATGGTAAATTAGAAAAGATTACTGTACTTACTCAAGGTAATAGATATCAGTTACCACCATATGTACTTGTTGATGGTGTTGCTGGTAAAGCAACTGCTAACCTATCAGGTGAGTTTGTAGAATCTGTAACTTTAACAGAGCAAGCACAATATTCATCTACTCCTACTGTAGAGATTCTTTCTGGTCGTGGAGCAGTAGTTCGTGCCATTGTTACAAATGGTAAAGTTACTAGTCTAGTTGCTGATAACAAAGGTGAATGGTATTCATCACCTCCTGTTATTTCTATTAGAGATAATGCAGGAAGAGGTAGATTTGCTGAGTTTAATGCTATTGTAGAAAATGGCAAGATAACAGGGTTCACAAAGATCTCTGAAGGAGAATTCTATACTCAGTCTAATATAAGTGTTGTAGTAACTCCTGTTGGATCTGGAGCTACTGGACAAGCATCTCTTAAGAGATGGATTAAGAATAGGTATTATAAACTTAAGAATAAGTTAGATACTGAGAATGGTTACTTATTTGAGAATTATAATAAAGAATTCCAATATGGATATGGTCAGGTTGGTAATCCTAAGACACTTCGTTATAACTTAGGTGATAACTTAAGTGCTACATTTACAGAACCAACATTTAAGGTTCATTCACCAATTATAGGATTTGCTTACGATGGTAACCCCATATATGGTGCTTGGGGATATACAGATCCACTAGACGCAACATCTTCTATTGTGAGGATGACTTCTAGTTATATTCAAAAGACTACTAGATCTGGTGGACCAGTAACAACCACTTATCCTTTAGGAACTTTTATTGATGATTATGAATACAGACATCGTAGTGGTTTACTAGATGAGAATAATGGTAGGTTCTGTGTAACTCCAGAGTACCCTAATGGTACATATGCATATTTCCTTACTATTGATGATCAGCAGAATCCTTTATTTCCTTATATCCTAGGTAAGAATTTTTATTCATTA